GTGTCCGCGGCGAAATTGAAAAAACGCGTTGCGATGTTTCAATGTTTTCACCATGGGCGGGAGCCCCTAGGCAATGGGTTCTTTCGTTTGGGATCACGGTTGCCCCGAGACATGTTGCACTTGATGTGTGCTGGTCTCAGGTTGTCCAGGTCCCACACGCTGCCACCCTTCGACCTGGCTACAACGTGGTCGATCGAGTAGTCGTTGTCGTTGTCGATGCTGCCACCACACAGCCAGCAGATGGGGGGGTAGGTCTGCTTTACGAGGGAGGCCATCGTCATGCGTCTGCGTCCTGACCATGCTGGTTCACTCACTGCTGCCTACTTCGTAGACGCAGGATCTGTTCTGCTCGTGATGCTGAGTCGAGTTGTTCACGATGGCAGTAGCGCACATGTTCCGTGATCGCTGCTCGAGCGAACAGGCGATTGGTTCTCAGCTCACGCCATCCACATGAGCACACTGCCAGCGCGTTCCCTGCTCCCACGTCAACCCATTGCCGTGTCATGTAGCGGACTTCCGGGACTGACGACGCATCCTCTTACTCATCGCCTCATATGCACGCTTGGCCTCAGTCTCACTAGGAACATGAGCACAATCCTCATGAACCCAAGCTGTACCCCCAATGTCTGACCAGGGCAGTTCACGCTTCACAATGACGTCCCCCATATAGATCGGTTTCTGACACTCACGGCAAAGCATCCGAAACTGTGCAACCACGCCCATCACATTTCCTCCCACCTAAGTAGTTGATGGTTTCCACTCGCAATTAGGCCTCCAAGGATCCCGACCCGCTTTTTTCCACTAGGGGTAGCCCGACCCAACACTCATAGCCCTGTGTCCTTTTGGGACAAAGGGCTATCGCGTTTCGCAGGGGCAAGGCCTTAGCCCTTACGGGGTCTGCCACGGGTCAGACCACTCAGTGTCCGTGGGAGGTTGGTTTATGCCGGACTCTCTGTAACGGCAACATGTTGACTAGTTGGCGTGCACCTCCTCTGCCTCTTGCTTTTCGAACAGGTCACAGACCATGCAGGGTGCGAATTTGTACGCCACATGCCCGCACAGTGGGCACACACGCAACGTTTCCCGCTTCACGCCGCTACCAACGCATCCATCAGCTGCAGGCCTATGAACCGCGTGTATGCCGGTGGGATGGCTTCCGACAGTTGATCTCGTCTCATCCAGTCGATGCCCATAGCCTCACGGGCCTTCCACATGGGCGCGATATGACCGGCAACGCTCATCACGGTTCCAGGCGTCCAATGTCCAGCCTTGCTGGCCGGCACGATGTGGGCAGGATGAGCAGGAACCTGGATAGCGATGCTTGATTCGAATAGGCGGTGGCGGTAGAGGTCCAATGCGAACATTTGCCCGCACAGTGTTATGGGGTCGATAAGTGGTGCACCAGGAACGTTTTCAATGATCCACGTTCCGCCCCAGGCTTGCAGGGCTTCACGCACCGTTCCGATCAGGTCGGGATAGTCATTAGCAAGGCCTGGACGTGCATGGGACATGGTTGAGAATCGCTGACAGGGCGGGGAGGCGTGGATCACGTCAAACATGGATAGGAACGGCTTACGCCTAAGGATCGCCATAGCGTCGTCCTGCACAAATGGATACGGGTAGTCCTCATGACATTCGATATCCACGCCCACGACGTCGAAACCCGCACGGGCGTATCCCACTGAGCAGCCACCGGCACCGCAGAACAGGTCCAGGAGCCTAGGTGCCATAGCCGCACCCCGTCCCACGCCAAGCCATATGCCCATGCCATTTCACTGCCAGCAGCGCCACCTGCCACTGCACGACGGCAGGAGCATGCGAGGCGTGGCTGTAGCGGCGTGCAGAGGGCACATGAGCCGCGTAGTGCCGCCAGGTACCGTCAATGAAACTGAACAGTCCTGACGCGGTTGACGTGGGATTCTCGCTACGTGGATTCCCGCCACTCTCATGGCCGACCACACAACGCAAGAAACTGACAGCAGCAGAAAGGGCTGACCTAGACACGGGAGGTTCACGATCCAGCACGACGGCAGCGATAAGGGTGTCGATCATGGTGTCTCTCGGGGCATGTCACTCATCGGCCTGTGATCCGATACTTCTCAGCCATCCGGGCCATATCCAGTTTCGTGGCACGCAGTTCAGACCGCAGGGTGGCGATGGTGGCGTATGCGGCACGGTCAGCGGAGTCCCTGCCGAACCCGTAGGCGACCCACGCCACGCCGCCGAGGATGACAGCGACGAACACTACCCATACGAGGCTAAGCATGGAACGCCGCCTGATGAGCCTTGCCGGACTGATAGGCGGCGGTTACCCCGCTGATGGTGGCCTCTTCACCACAGGAACAGGTCCAGTGGTACCAGCCACTCCCGAGTAGTTCCCATTCGATCGACGGCATCATTGCGAGGTGAAGGCTCATAGCGGCCACGCCTGGGGCAGGCACTGGATGTAGGTGAACAGGTCTAGTTTGCAGTTGGGGCATTGCTCGCCCTGGGCGACCTTGTTGTGTGCCTCGAAATCGCAGCGCGGGTCGAGGAGGGCCATGAGTTGCGCGAGCTGCTTGATCACGCTCGGCTGGATTGGGCGGCTCATGCCACGGAACCGATCTTCAACCGTTGCGCCAGTTCTGCTTCCGCCTGCTCGATGGCGGCGTCGATGTCCCGGCGAAGGTGGACCAGGTGACTGCCGGCTAGGGATATCTCGATCTGATAGCGCGGAGTGTTCACGCACAGTTGCAGTTGATCGGGCAGATAGGGCCGGACTTCTATCCTGCATTGGCCCGCGTCGCGGACCGCCCCCGATTGAATGGCCATGAAGCCCGTGGTGCCCATGAATCCCCCCTAGTTCTATTGGGGGTTTCGGGCCGTTCGGATAATGTCCGGTTGCACATTATCGGCGGCGAGCCTTTCAACCCCTGTTCGGGACCGATCATGGCGTACCGTCAGGGGTGAACGCAAGAATTAGCCGTTTCTCGGCGTGTCGCGAGGGGGGATCATGGCAACCGTAGACAGTCGCTTTGAGGGTATGACGTGGGACGGGAAGCGTTGGATGGCACCGGATCCTGTGACGGGTGAGCCAGTCGCCCAGAAACTGACGATCTGGCAGAAGTCCCGACCGTGGGAGCGTGTGTTCATGCTCGTCGCGGCGATCGTTCCCCTAGCAGCGTTCAACTACTGGTGGAACGTCCTGAACTAGGCCGACTTCGACGCCGCTTCCGCCCAGTAGCGGAGGTCAGCGATGGCATACCGGGTGTCGATCTTCCGCCCCCCTGCCCACGTGGAATGGTTCGGGATGCGCTTCACGAACCCATACCACCCGGAGGCGTCCCTGACCGCGTTAGCCAGCAGTCCTAGGCCCCTGCGTTGAGCCGCGGGGTAATCGGCTTTCAGGCCCTTGGACACGCATTCCACGCCCATCCCGTAGTCAGCGAACCTGTTAGGCGGGATCTCCAGCTCGTCAAAGGGCTGCTTGTTGTGGAACGTGCCCACACCTGAATGCCAGCACGGGTACACGGTGCACACGTACACCCTGCCCGAACGCATCAGGACAAAGTTGGAGGCGGGTGCGTTGAAATGCGTGTTGATGTACTTGACGATCCCAAGGTTCGCGGAATCCCGGTTACCCGGATCTGATGCCCGCGTCGATGCAGTGGCGGCGGCGGCAGTGTGATGGGCCATCAACGCCTGTGGTACACCCCCAGGGCCTTGCCAGTCGAGATCCCGATACTTCGTGTTCCACCCTTTCAGGAACACCACGTTGTCAGCCCCTAGCCGGTGGATCAGGGCTTGCCGGATCGCCCTCGCGTATGTCATTCCGTTTTCTCCGGTTCGTCATCAATGTCCAGCACAATGTCGTTGGGGAGGTCGTCGGGGATGATCAGGTCATCGAACGGCTGATCAGTCATGGGGTTTCCTCGTCCTTGGCGTCTTGGCGTTCCCGCCGTTTCACGGGACCGAAATAGGATGCTGCTGCCATCAGCGCCACGGTGGACATGGTGCCGATGAACACGGCGATCGCGGAACTGATCTCGGGGGTCATAGCAGGTCGGCTTCGTCGGGGTGAATCTTCTCCTTCAGGTACGCCCCGACGGCGATGATGGATACCCCCACACCGATCCACATTCCTTCTATCCGGGGGTCAGTGAACAGCAGGAATATGGTCCGGGTGATGTACACCCCGGCGGCTAGGAGTAGCCCCGCCTCGCTCAGTCTCTGCGAGTTCGCCCACCATCCCCAGCAGAGGATGACGAACACGACACCGGCGAGGCCAGCCACAATGTCGCCCAGAATGCTGATCCCGAACACGCCGATGTTGAACAGGTTGTAGACACTGAACGTGGCCATGATGACGGCCAAGCCGAGCGCCGTCGATTTCACGGGTCTGCCCAGGACCTTCCACCGTGGGAGATCGTCCTCGCCCATCCGTCTACCTCCGCACGATGAAGATGATCAGCGCGATGATCGCGAGGATCCCGACGACGAGCCACACGGTTCCGTTCATGACCTGCCTCACTTCCTGTCTCGTTCGCGTGCGAGAGCATCCGGCAAAGCTTGGTTGTACTCGGTGATCTGGCCGCGCAGATCGAGTATCTGGGCCTGTAGATCGGCAAGGAGTAACAGCAGCGCAGTATCGGTGGTCATGCGACCGTCACCACGCCCGCGTTGTTCCACAGAATGCCGGTCCCGGCACCGGGGTTGGACATTGGCAGGCCGGGCATCCTGTAGCGGTGTAGTGCCGTACCTAGGACGAACTCGTTAGCGGTTGTCGCGATCGCCCCGGTGCCCGTGTTATCCACGCCGATTGCCACAGCCCCAGCCGCCTTGGCTTGCGTGGCGCAACCGAGCGCCGTGGAGTAGTTGCCCGCCACGAGCGCGTATCGCCCGATGGCGGTCGTGTATGACGGGTCGGTCGCGTTGGCGGCACCCGACCGGAAACCGATGAACGTGTTATTTCCGCCCAGTTTTGTAGCGTTGGCTGCTACCCCGCCGGGGGCGTATCCAGTTTCCGCACCTACGGCGACGTTGCTAGCCCCGGCGGTGTTCGCGTAGAGCGCGTAGGAGCCTACAGCGGCGTTGTTGCCCGCCGTGTTCAGGTTGAGGGCACGAGACCCGACAGCCGTGTTGCCCGCGCCCGTGGTGTTCGTCCACAGCGCGCTATACCCAACCGCGACGTTATCCCCGGCTGTCGTGTTGTAGCGGAGGGCTTCCCCTCCCACCGCGACGTTAGCAACACCCGTGTTCGCGTAGAGCGCGCTGAATCCGACAGCAGTGTTGTTGGTCCCAACCACGTTGTTCCTGAGTGCACTAGCCCCCACCGCGACATTCTGAGAACCCGTCGTGTTCTTCGTGAGTGCGTAGAACCCCACCGCGACTTGGTTGCTCCCGGTGGTGTTCTCAGCGGCCGCGTTGCTTCCAACCGCCACACCCCCGCCAGTCGTGTTCGCCTTGAAGGCGTTGAACCCGACAGCCGTGTTGAACCCGGCTGTGTTCATCCAAAGCGCCCATGTACCGACTGCGACGTTGGCGGTCCCTGTCGTGACCGTGAACAGCGCATCCGAACCTACGGCGGTGTTGTCGTGGGCAAGATTGTTGGTCAGGGAACTGGACCCGACAGCCACGTTGCATGACCCGGATAGGTTCTCGACTAGCGTGTTAGTCCCGATAGCAATATTGGTGACACCATCGACGTTCTTCAGTAGCGCCACATTTCCGACGGCGGTGTTGTTAGTGCCCGTCGTGTTATCGCGGAGGGTGTCGTACCCGATGGCGGTGTTGTTCAGTCCGGTAGTGAGCGCGGGGAGGCTAGCGGTCCCCAGTCGGGTGTTGTAACCCGCGTCCGACGCACTTGCCGCCTTCGCGGCGAGTGCGGCAGTCAGGCCCGTCACCTCCGACTGGGCGACGGCAGCGAACGCGGCGTCATAGTTCGTGGCAGATGTTTTGCGGAGGAACTGACCCGCTGTCCCCCCGGTGGCGACGCCGGGGCCGGTTGCGCCGGGAACGGTTGAATCTGCACCGGCAGGCCCCATGAGGCCGTCCACACCTGGTGGGCCCTGAATGCCGGCGCTGGTGATGACGACCTCAGTCGTGTCATCACCGGTGACCACGGTGGTGGATCCCGGGAACTCGACGGTGAGCATGGTCGCGTCGGGGTAGATCTCGCTCATGGGGTGACCTCCGGGCGGGTGACCTCAGGGGTGACGGTCAGGGTGCCTTGCAGGAGGCGGGTGACGTCTCCCCCGCCTGCCGTCAGCTCGAGGTCGTACACGTAGCGGCCAGGTGCGATGGCGGCGGTGTCCGCATGATCAACGGTGATGGTGATGGTTCCGAGCCCGTCACCGAGGACGATCCCACCCTGCACGCCGTCATCCAGGTCAAGGATCGTGTCGGATGCGTCGAAACCGGTACGGGCCTGCATCGCGGCGTGCCAGCCGGTCAAGTCAATCGGCTGGCCGGTGGAATCGTTCCATGTCGCGGGAATGATCCACGTCGCCCCTTGCGGGAGTTTGAAATTCAGTCGTCCTGGCGCTTGCATGGTGGGTTATCCCTCGCTCTCGGTCATCTTCGTCATGGGGCGATCTCGTAGCGGATGAGGAACGCTCCGGTCATCCCCGAGAAACCCCACAGTCCGGCGGCGGAACCGCCGCCACCGCCGCCGCCGTACTTGCCTGCGACGGTGTAGGAGGCGTGCGGTGCGTCCATGCCGTACCCCTGAGCGCCCGTTCCGTCGAAGTCAAGGCTCAGGTTCGACCCACCGGTGCCGTCGACGCCCCAACCGCCGGGGTTGCCACCGGCTGCGGTCAGGGACAGTGCGGTGGATGCGCTGCCCGCCGTTCCTGTTGGCACGTCACCGCCTGAGCCCGCTGCCCCGATGCCGATGGAGTACGCCGTGACGGCGAGATCGATGGAGTCTTGGACGACTATGCCGCCAGCACCTGATGCGCCGTTGCCGGGATCGCTGTAGTTGGCTCCTCCACCGCCAGCACCGACGAGGACGTAGTCGAACGGGTTGATCGCAATCGCAACCGTCAGCGTCTCGCTACCCACCGTAAGGAACGCATGAACCCGATACTTGTGCCCCACGACGGTCCCGGCCTGACCGGTGGAGACGAACTCGGTGACCGTCCCGCCAGTTGCGGTGTTGAACCCTGGCGCTGCTTGAATATCCGCGAGGGCGGCCGCTAGGAGGTCGTGATCGTCAATGTGGCCTGTGTCCCCGAGCGTGGCAGTGTCCGGCAGCGTGAGGGTCAAGAATTGGGCGTCCGCGATCGCCTGCATTCCTGTCACGAGCCTGTTGTGCTCGTGGATGTGAGCCGGATCCCCCATCGCGAACGGGCCACCGATGGAGATCGACACACCGAGTCTCGCGGCTTCGGCGAGGAGGTCTGTGCGGAGTGTGTTGTGGTCGTTGACGTGGCCGGTTGTCATGCTGAGACTCCTGGCAGGGGGGCGTTGGAGGGCGCGAGGTGGTAGGTGATGAACCAGTTAGATCGGGACAGGTTCTCGGTGTACCCGAGGACGGTGCTCGAATAGGACGACTCGGGTGACCCGGCGAGGAGGGTCGGGAGGGTGACGGGGGAACCCTGCTCGAGTGCTGCCATGGCACTGATCTCCGTGTCCGCGGCGAGAGTGAACAGGACGGTGACGTCAGGCAGTTGCCAGGCGGCGTCGAGGCTTGCCAGCAGCCAGTCCGCGTAGTCCTGGGCGTCAGCCTCGAGGTCGATCTGCGTCTGATACGACGCCTCGCGTAGCCCGTAGGCGGTGATTGATGCGGTGTCCGTGGCGGTCACGGTCTCGCGTGGGGTGGCGTCCCCGTATTCGACGGTGATCTGGTTCCGGACCAGGCCAAGCTCGAGGTTCATGCTGAGGGAGTCGCGTACGGTCGCCCCGGCGGGGATGGTGGTCGTGGCGGGCGGTGTCCACCCTGATGTGCGGTAGTAGACGAGGCCGTCCCTGTCGGTGAACAGGAGACCACCCGTGTCGGTGGCGATCTTCGTCAACTGCGTCAACAGGTCGGACGCGGCTGTGGACGGTGGGATGGCGGTTATCTGGGGGCCGTCCGGGCCTTGAATGCCGATGGTGACCCCGGCCTGGGTGCAGAGGCGTTGGACGCGGTCCACGTCGGACTCAGCGGGGATCGTCGTCGTGCCGTCGGTGCCGCCGACTGTGATGCGGCCCCACGCTTCCATGTCGGGGAGGCAGGTCAGGGAGATGAGGTCCCACTTGTAGTCGATCGCCTGGATGTATCCGGTGAATCGTGTCAGGGAGATACCGGCGTATGCGTCGTCGTATTCGTCGGTGAACCCTGACTCGGTGCGGGCGTTGACCTGAACGGGGGCACCCAGGGTGATGCGGGACTGCGGTCCGGCGTACACGTCCGCGTACACGTCAACGAACCCGGACGGCATCGAATGGTTGCCGAGACCGAACTCGGGGAACATGTCGATGGTTCCCGGGTAGGAGTCCCGGGTTGGAAGATTCAAGATCGCATATGGGGGTGCTGGCTGCTCGAACAGGCTGCCACGCCCGTAGTCGACCTTCGACCCGTCCTCAAGGACGATGTCCTTGATATCGGTCCCGTCCATGCTGACAGTCCACGTGAACCCGCTCATGCCCCGGTCCTCGCCAACGCCTTGCTGTTGATCGTGGTGATCGACTTAGACGCTGCGATGGGGTCGAGCGACCGCACCGAACCGGCTGCACCGGCGAGGCTAGACGGGTTGGATGGCCCGGTGTAGTTCCCGGTGGACGGGATCGTGGTATGCGTCAGCTCGTCAATGAGTCGCTTGGCTTCCCGTGCGGCGGCGATCATCCGCTCGAGCATGGCGAGCACGGGATTCATGCCGACGCCCAGGACGTCGAATGCTCCCTGCCATTGCGGCACGGACTTCTTGAAATCGTCCAGGGCGGACTTCACGTCCCCCACGAAACTGGCAATGTTCATCAGCGTGGTCGCGGACTCCCCGAGCGTTTCACCGAACGATGCGACGGTGTCCTCGTTGTTCGCCATGAACGTGGTCAGGGATTCCAGTCCGCCCTCGGCGTCGCCCAATCCTCCGAGGAAACCGGCACCGAACGATTCCTGCAACTCCCCGAAGCCGATCGTCAACTTGTCGATCTGGCCCTGGTAGGTCTGCGCGTTCGCGGTGGCGGAACCACCGAACCGGGAGGCGAGGATCCCGGTTATCGCGTCCATGTCTCCGGTCTTCAGGATGGTCTTGTCGAGTCCGATTCCCAGGCGACCGAGTGCGCCCGCGTTCCCGTCGTAGGCCTTGCCCAACGCGGCCACGACAGTTTCGAGCGGCTTGCCGGTGGCGATGGAGATATCCATTGCAAGTTTGAGTGTGTCCATAGCCTTGGACGAGTCGCCTAGCGTGGTCACCAGGCGGATGAAGGCGGGGCGCAACGTGTCCTCGCTCATCCCGGTTTCGCGTTGCAGTGCGTCGATCATGGCGAGGACGGGAGTCACGTCGTGAGCCAAACCGAGGTTCCCCATCGTGGTCGTCAGCTTGTTGACGGCCTGCTCATCAGCGATCGCGGCCTGAACACCATCGATACCGAGTTTCACGGCCATGGCCCCTACGGCGATACCCGCACCGAGGAGGGCCGGTCCGAGGTTCGCGTTGATACTGTCCGAGAGGCTGCCGATGCGGCCACGCAGGCCGCCGGCGGAGGTTCCGGCATCATTCATGCCACGCTTGAACTTGTCGACGTCAGCCGCGAGATAGACGGTCAGGGTACGTGCCATCAGTAGTCACGCCCCCTATTCCACTTATCCACAACGGTGTCCACAGCTTTTCCCCATTGCTCCATGGCAGGGCCGATGTAGGCAGGCTTCACGGAGGTCATCCACTCGGTTGCGGTGAAGGCTGCGGGGATGGTGGGGCGGACGCGCCCGGCGTGAGACGGGTAGCGGACCATGTTCGCGGATGCTCCCCCACTGAACGCCTTCCGGTTCGCGCCGATGGAGATGGCCGGGAGACGGTCACGTTTGGCGCGGACGGTTGCTGCTATCCGATCGCCCCAGGGGCCGGCGTTCATGGCGGCGGACTGCCACGCGGGAACCATGTAGTTGGTGGCGATGACAACGGAGGCGTCACGCAGCTCGGCAGCCGCAGGCTTCGGCAGGGCGCGGAGGTCACGCAGCAGGGTGTTCAGGCCCGGGATGAAACTGTCGACCGACTTGGCTGCCACGATTCCTCCTCTCAGTTGTCAGCGAGCGTGACCTGGGCACCTGAGCCGATTGCCCAGGCGTGGATCCGTTCCCATGCCACGAACGATGAGTGTTTGCGGTGCGGGCCGTGGTAGAACGCGATTGCCAGGCGTAACGCATATTCGGGGATGGTGTCGTAGTTGGATCCGAACGCCATCTCTGCGAATACGACGGAGGTGGCGTCAGGTTCGACCCGTGTGGATTCCCCACCGATCCACACCTCGAGTGGCGGCATCACGGGGTGACGTCAGCGAGGACGAGGGCCCCGATGAACTTGCCGGTTGCCATGGCGACACCGTCCGCCGCGAACTTGACCTCGAGGCCGGTGGTGTAGAGGGTGCCGGTCCACTTCGAGTCCGCGCCCTTGATCTCCGTGACCAGGCCGGTGCCGGCGATCGCGGCGGTGTTGATCTGCCCCACGAATCCGGCCTCATCGTCGTACAGGAACTCGACGTCAACCTCGTGGACGAGGTCGGTCATCGGGTAGGCGACGTCCCCGAGCGTCTTCGTGCGGGCGATGGTGGGGCTGGCGGTGATGGTTCCACCGGTCACCTGAGAGCTGTAGTCGGTGGTGCCGATCTTGCAGGTGAACTGCGCCCCGGTGATGGATACGACGGCCATTGGTCTACTCCTTGACTTGGATGCTGAGCTTGATTTCGGATACGAGCACGGAGCCCTGCGCCCCAATGTCGGTCGTGGCGGGCGGAGTCACCTCAGTGATCAGGCACGTCGTGGCGAGGGCACCCATGACGTCCTCGAGGGCCTCCTCGATCTCGTTGATTCCCTCACTGTTGTCCCGCGCCACGACGAGGACTTTCAGCCGCAGCTCGTACCGCTTGACCGAGCCGATGCGGTCGGGGGTGATCCATCCGACGTCGGGAACGAGGACGAGGCACGGTGGGACGGGGACGGCGGGTGCGACGATGTGGACGGTTCGGTGGGTGGAGGCCAGGAGCAGGCCGATGGCCTCTCTGGTGGTGGTGGCGAGCGCGGTCACGTCAACCGACCATGCCGGTGACGTCCTGGCAGCCCGCCGTCAGCGAGGATACGCGCCGCGTGAGCCACACGGATAGCCGGTACGGGCCGGGTGAGAAATCGGAGGCGACGGGCTGCCCGCCGGTCGCGTTGCGTGCCTGGTACATCTCCGCGGCGATGGCCAACGTGGCTTCCACACACTGCGGGTGCGTGGTGTGGTCAACGGTGGTCAGGAGGGACGCCACGATGGCTGATGCGGCGGCTGCGACGTTGTCGAAGCCTTCCACATCGTTGTCGTACGTGAGGGTTAGCACGTTGGCTAGTGCCTCACCGTCGACCATGTCCATCGTGGCGTCCTTACTCCGGAGGGAGTGCTATACCAGGTTGGTGATCTTGACGACGCCCGCGGCGTTAAAAATCGCCGTGGTGCCGAACCCGTAGATCGCCACGTCACGCCCCAACTTCGACGGGGTTTCCGCGGTCGCGAACATGGGGCCATCCTCAATCCACGCGGCGGCCTGACTGTTCGTGACGATGATGGAACCCGCCGCGAGGTTGCGGTCATGGACGACTTTCAGCCCGGACACGGACACGTTCAGGGTCGACGCGGTTGCGGTGCCGCCCACGTTGTACATGCCGTAGGGGGCCGGGGTCAGATCGGACCAGCCACCCGCCTTGTTGAACACGGTAGACGAGACGAGGACCACGGACGCGGGGCTGCCCGTTGCGGACTCCACCTCACCGGATGCCGCGAACACGGCTGCACGGAACAGGGCACCCGTCGTGTCAGCGGCGAGGTCGTAGTCGACGGCTGACGCGGTGCCGCCAGCGACCAGGGCGTCAACGAACACGTTGTCCGTCACGGTGGCGTACGAGGCGAGCATGATCCGGTTGTGCGCCTCGAGGTAGGACGGCTGCGACCGCTGCAGCAGCTGGTAGGAGATATCGGAGTACGCGCCATAGGTGGTGAGCGACGCGGTGCCCTTCTTCAGGGAGATCAGGACCGTGTTGAGGGTGGCCTTCTCCGCGGACTGGGCTGCGACGATCGCGGACAGGTTCCCGTCGAAGTAGGGCCACGCGTAGTCCAGGCCGGTATCTCCGGCGGACTGCACACCGACCGCGGTGATGCCTGGGCGACCGAATCCGACGATGTTCTTCACGTCGGACAGCCACTGCGGTGCGGCCATCACGCCCGGGTTGGCGGAACTGACCTGATCGGGTGCGGCGCGGTTGGACACCTCGCCCTGGAACACGGCCTTGCAGTATTCGCCGAGGCTGCGGTACTGGGCGTACGGGTGGACGGGCTCGCTCACGTTCACGCGGGCCTCGATCTGTGACAGTTTCTCGTTGATCTGTGCGACGGCTTCACGGGCCTGCACGTCTTCAGCCGGGACCTCCGCGGTCTCGACCATGGCGGTCTCGGTCATCGGTGCTTCCTCTCTGATTTCGCTCACGCCAGCGGTGGCGTAGGCGGGCATGTGGGTCAGGCTGATCTCGACGGTGTTCGCCGCTAGGTGCTGGACGGTGGTGCGCGCCTTGTTCCACGCAGACTTCATGGGGATAAACCCGGCAGACAGTCCCTTGACGGCCCCAGAACGGGTCAGGAGGTTCGCATCCCGGCCCTGCGCGGTGTCGAGTACCCCGGCGGTGATGTAGAGGCCGTCGTCCTTGTTGTGGGCGGCGGTGATGATCCCGATCGGTTCCCCGTGCCGCCAGGCGAGAGGCTTGCCGATCACCTCGCTGGGGTCGAATGCCTCCCTCGCGAACGACTCCTCCACCCCACCGATGTTCGTCGGTGTGTCGTAGGGGATGGCCCGCCCGTACAGGGTGGCGAGGAATCCGTCCTGAGGTTCCTCGCGGACGTTCAGTTCGAGGTCGTATTCGAGGGTTCTCATTCGGCTTCTCCGATATCGAGGAGGGCGCGGGCTTCCGGCGTGGTGATGACGCCGAGCGGGTGCATCTGGTTGATGACGGTTGCGAGGTCGGTGGTGTTGGCCCGTAGGAACACGTCGGTGTCGAACTCGACGGTGTGACCGCGTGGTGTGATATCGGTCTGTGACAGTCGCTCGGCGATCATGGCCATGACGGGCCGTAGTGCGAGGTCCACCAGGTCTTTGCGGAGGTCGATGCGGTTCGCGTAAACGAGGCTCGATCCGGGGACGCCGGCACCGCACCAGATCGGGTCAAGGTTCGCGACGCGGGCGATCATGGCGGCAGCAGCGTTCCGGGCCTCGGTGAGTTGTAGGTCGTTGGGTGACCAGCCGGTCAGGGAGTCGGTTTCGAGGGCGGAGTTGAGGTAGGCGGTGGACCGGTTTGCTCGTGCGGTCTCCCACGCGTCCAGGAGTGCGTCGACCTGGTCAGGTGGGAGGTCGGCCCCGGTGTTCTTCAGGATCACGGACGGTGACGGGACCTCCGCGGATCGCAGGACACTGGCCTCCAGGGAGGCGGCGGTGTTGATCGCATCGACACCGGTGACGAGCCATCCGCCGGTCCCATCCCCATCGAACCGGATCACGTCCCTGTCCGGAATCGGCACACCATTCCAAATGACGGTGCCCAGGCGGTACTCGCTGACCGCTTCCGCCGCATTCGACGGGGACGATGTGATCTGGCTGGTGGGCATGTGCTCCGCAGATGACGGGAACCCGTCCCACGTCCGTGCCGTGACACGCCAGTAAGCGACGTCCTCGAGGATGAGATCGCCAACAGTGCGGGCCATCATCGACGTGTACGTGCTGATCGCTGACGGATTGCTCAGGAACGGGCGCGGGACGACCTGCTCACCGGTGACGTACTCACGGAGCGGGAAACAGGCGATGGTGTGGGTGTAGAGCTTGTAGGCGCGGGTGACGGCGGGAACCCTGAGCGCGGTCGCTCGCCCCAACTTAGACCCGTACGAGGCGGCTATTCCCGCGGTGAGCAGGCCAGTAGCGTCCCGAACCATCGGGGGGACGGATGGTTCGCTACTGGCCTGCTGCACCAACTGTGTGTTGGCCGCGGCGGAATTCACCAGACGCAATGCGCGAGGGAATGCCACGCTTGTAATTCTCCCGGTGGGGGCGAACATTCCTAGCGGGTAATGAGCACCGGTTTCGGTGGGGGTGTCGCGGCCTTCCACACCGCGAATGTGGCGGCCACGAGCGGGGAAATGTCGACCGTCGCAACACGTCTGCGCCAGGTGGGCCGGTCGGCTGAGGACGACTTGACGTTGAGGACGGCGGCGTCGAGGCGTGGATCGTTCTGATGGGTGATGAGGCCGGCTACCACCATCGTCTGGAATCTGGCGATCGCGTCGGCATAGTCCGAGCTCGACGCCTCGGTGACGCGGACCCCGCCGCGGGTCAGGTCCTCAATCAGGTAGCCCAATGGCCCATTCTTCTGGATGATGATGTTGCACCGGTGTCGCTGGGCGAGCTGCTTGAGTCGTGGCAGCATCCAGTCGACACCGGGACGGGAGTCGATCACTTCGATGGTGATCTGGTCCCCGTCAGCGGTCGCGGCAGTGATGGATGAGTCGTGGTGGTTCCAGGATGAGTCTGCGGCGATGTGGACGAATGCGTCCTTGGGGATCTGTGTCCCGGTGGGCAGGAGCGGCCATGACGCCTGCCATGAGCGGTCGGTGACGGGCCACTGGTTGAGGTAGGCGCGGCGGAACTGCTCCTCCCCCATCTGCTCGAGGGCGTCACGCATGGCCCCGTCACTGATCGTCCACCCGTACGCCGGATGGTATTTCTGCCACACGCGAGGGTCGTTGAACGGTTCCCCCTCCGGTGTCGACCATTCGAAGTAGGCGACACGGGACGCGGGATCGTTCAGGGACATGCGGCCCTTCTCAATCCATGACCGCATCCACAGCGAATCGTCACGGCCAGCAGTGGAGACGATCCACAACTGCCGGCGGGATCGTGTTGCCTGGGTGGGGACCACGGCCTGCGTGATTGCCCCACCCTGCTCGAGGCTGTACTTCCACACTTCGTCCAGGGCGACGAAGTCGGTCTGCTTGCCGTGCAGTGCGTCCGGGGTCGGCGGGAACGTGCGAATGAACGATGACTGTGGCGGGAACTTCGCGGACTCCTCACCGTTGGACAGCCGGAACTTCCACCGGTTCGGCATCCTCTGAGACAGGGACGACTGCCACTCGTACCAGACGTCACGGGCGTCCTGACCTGACTGGGCGGTGTAGAAGGCCCGGAAGTCACGGAACGCCATGCAGCGATGCGCCAGCACACCCTCGAGCAGCGTTGTCTTCCCGGCCTGCCTGGGCGTCGACACGAGCACAGTCGGATACCGGAACCCCCACTCCCCCGTCTCGGGATCGGTGACGATCTCGTTCGCGACCGCGTTCACGTCCTGCTGCCACGGCATCGACGGATGCCCGAGAGCGGCAGCGACCTGGTCGACGTGCGGGCCGTAGGTGGCGAGTTGCGGGTTACGGCGTGTCGCGTACCGGGGGGCCGCTGATGTTGGCGATGAGAGCGTCGATAGCGTCACTGGACTGCACCTCCCCCACACTGAACGCCTGCACGGCCTCGAGGAACATCTTGTTCACGCGGGCAAAGCTGTGATCCGAGCATTCACCTGCACGTGCCGCATCCCTGGCCGCATCCACCGCACGGGCCGCGTCACGCAGAATTCCCCGATGCACCGCGAACGCAGCGCCCGCCAGGTGTCCTTCCTCGTTCCACGCCCGCATCGTCTTCGCCAACAGTGCCTCCGCCTGACCGATGCGCCTACGGGGCTGCGCGAACGCACTCACCTGCTCTACCCCAATACGGGTACTGGTCATCTCGGATCCTTTCACACTCATGTTAGCGATATATCGCGATGTTCATAGTCACTTCGGGCCCTGTCCGGCCCTTCGGGGAGAGAGAAAGGACAC